AAAAAACTCCTCTCGGTCCCACGTAAATGGAACCAAGATTAAAAAACTAAACTTGAAAGTAATATTTACGTGGGAACTACCAAAAGGTATCAATTAGTAAAAACCAGTTATTAAACTGGAATGATCGGCTCGCCGCGATCATTTTTATAATAAGCGTTATACACAACCTACGCCTGTGTAATAGTAGTTGAGAAAACTAATGGTGGAGCACCAATAAAAAAGAAGAAAGTAAAATCCTCTCCAACCGAAGAATACATATGTACCATCATATTAGACTGAGAGTCTTCAGGTGTATGTTCAACGGATAGATAATAGGATCCATCTTCCCTCATTTGATTACTGATATCAGCATTAGGCATATTTGTCTCAGCGTACTTAAAAGGCGAATAGAAAGGCAATTCAAATTCCAACGAAGGGTTAACACTACTATGACCAACCAAAGTACCAGCTACAGCTCTAGATGAACCAGAACCGAGTATTCTTTGATTAGTTAACCGAGGGGTTACAGTAGGGTTATCTTTTAAAACGGGGTTATAAAAAGTCTCTGCACCTAAAGGTTGTGAAGATCTAACTACACGCAGGATTGCGTGATCGTAATAAGTGTCGACAATAGCTTTATAGCGAATACCCCCTCGCCATCCAATGTATGCTTGACCAAAATATCGTATATAAGTCATAGCACACACATTAAATGGTATAGAAAGATTACCCGTCAAATCACCAGCGACAGATGATCCATACGTGACACCTGGCCCAACAGGATAACTGAACATATTATATTCATTAAGTTGGGTAGTACCAGACGCAAGATCTATACGTGTCAAAGTCCTGTGGTAGCAGTAACGCTTAAGTAGGGAACGTACTGAGACGACTTGCTCACCAAAGTACACAAGATTACGAGAAGGGTTAACTGGAGTGTGAGACCCGTTAATAATATAACAAGTATCTTGCTCCGGCATATTTTCATCTTTCGTAATAATCTCTGATTGAGATGAAGCAGGTGGACCTGGTGTTAACACACCATTAGAATAAGCATAATTACTCAAAGCGGTAACAGGGTCCTGTACCTGAAAATCATCACCAGCAGATATATAAACATTAATGTCTACATTTGCTATTGTCTCAGCACTTGCTAATTCATTAACAACAACTAATGATAAAGTGCCATTACAAGCAAAATCCGAAAAGACAAAGGCATTAACACCTTGCTCAGTATCACTTGTGCTGTTCCCTGAGACGTAGAGGTACGTTAAACTTTGTGACCATTTCACCTCTACTTTGAAATCTTTCGCCTCTGCCAGATCTAATATGTGAACATAACGTGAATTATATCTTAGAGTGACATCGGTCGAAACAGATGGTTCGTATACAACGGCTATTCTCCCGCGATGAAATGCTGAAGCTACTATTTGAAAACGATAACACAAAGACCCAGTCCAATATTTAAAAGGCCTAGCAACGAAACTAACTGGAGTCTGCCAAGTTACGGCAGACGAGGTAGTACCATTTTTAGGCGCAACTAGAGGATTAACTTTAATTGCATAAAAATATTGCCCAGGTGTATAGGAACTAGCCCATACTGTCTTATCGACCAAAGCTTCCTTCTTACAAATGTATCCGAATGACATCTGGTCATCTTGTGCGAGCCCAACTGTTGATGGGTCAACAGTGAGCTCTTGTTTAGGGTCGAAACTTAATTTAATTAAGGCATCGCCGCCTGAATAATTAGCCATATTAGATAAGAATTGTGGTCTTACCGTAGTGACATCATTAACAATAGGCGCACGAGCAAAACCAAAAAGTCTAGCTATATCTGCTATAGAACCTGCTGCCATTTTAGTTGCCATGGCGTATTTACCAATATAAGGAATATTAGTAAAATAACCTGCATAACTAGATAAAGCAGAAGCTGGAGTAGACAATATGCCAGATTTGGCGTACTCGTCTTTACCATTAGAATTAGTAAGTTTTTTCCCTGATTTACCCCCACTTTTCACATTACTAGATTGTGAAAAGGCGGGTTCGACCTGTGTAAGTCCTGTCAGTGTAACATTTTCCATCCATGCATAAAAATTGATGGTCAATGGATCTGAAGCACCATTATTATGTCTGAGAGTATTTAATTCCCAGATCTCAAGTCTGCCCATACGGTCTATCCAGGTAGTATTAGTCAAATCAAGATAATTGGCGGATGAAAAGAAAGGCCAATCAATATGAGATGGTTGATTAGTAGCTGGATCCACAAATACGTGCGGACGCTGAGAATAAAGTGTCTGAGCGGCAGTGTACGGTTTGTGCGCTGCCAGACCAGTATCATAATAATTAGTGGTAGTAACAGGAGTTGCTGGATCCACATCAACGGTATTATTATCGTATGCAGTGGGTCGCACACCAACAAATACACGACCATAATGGTAAGGTGAACCGTTAACAACAATTTTTATCTTTAAAGTACCATGTAGTAATTTAAAGGTTTCGATTTTATTAACAACACGGGCATCACTTAAAAATAATTCCCATGGATTAATAACATCAAAAAATGGAGTAACAGAATCCGGTAACCAAGTAATAGTGTATATGTTCACAGGTCTAGAGAGAAAGTTAACAAGATTCCCATTATCTTGATAACCATCATTGTAAGATGAGTCGATTTTCATATTGCCTAACATGAGATCGGTTTCGATCTCAGCATCGGCAAAATGAACATTTTCCTCAACTTCGTTCGTTGTGTCCGTCTGACCCTCTTTTTCCACAGCACTAGACTGTGAATAAAAAGTGTCAGTCGGATTTCCATAAACCAACTCGATAACGTTCCCCAATGTTAATGAATTATCAACAAGGTACATATCGTGAAGGAGTTTAATCTGTTCAAAAGTCATTTCACGGACTTTCGAAATAATTTCGGGTGAGTATGTTTTATGACGTACTGCGTCGGGGAGAAGTATAGAATTAGCCATAACTCAATAGATTGACGCGCTGTAGCGCGGGAAGGTTACCTAGTTTAACGTGATTCTAGCACGCATAGTTTAAAGTCTTTTCGGACAAAGCAACCTAATCTGTTTGGTTAAAGCTAATATCTAAAATGTCCCAAAATATGTCTGACGATTGTGAAACCGCAGGCGGACCAGCTTCGAAATTGGAAATATCGAAATTTTCGTCCGTTTCGCTTTCACTATAATCAGTGTCACTGTCAGATAGAAATATGTGTGAAATATCATCGCCACACATTAACCAGAGATGATCACAATGACAACGAGTACAATTAAGTTCTCGTACTATTGTATAACTATTCACCGAAATTAAACAGCCACATTCTAAGCTAAGATAGTCCATAACATTAGACGATTGAGTGACAGCAGGTTCATCATCAAAAATACTTGCTGATAATTCCTCCCAAGTGTCTAAATGCGCCTGTGGTAAATATGGATATAAATGATATTTTTGTAAAATGAGTTCAAAAAAGTCCCTCATTTCATTAAATTTCTTTTTACCATATTGAAAATACTCACGACTGGCAGCCATAATAATTTCTGCATTTTGTTGCTCGAAACAAATAGTTTTAGAACGAGTACAAACTGTAGTCATTTTGATTATAGACTCCTCTAATAGAGGAGCTGCTACCAGGCCTTTCCGAATTTTATCTTTCCAGAAAAACCTTTTCAAAAAACCAGCTTCCATTATATCTATAAAAGGAACGGACGCCGATGCTTTGTCAGCCATAGTATATTCTAAACCAAATTTGGCAAGAGTACTAGCTAAACTAGAATGGTTAAAAATGTCGACATTTGATGACATTATATTATCATCACCATTTGTCAACAACGAAATATAGTCTGAAAAGAACCTTTCGTAGTAAAATGGCATTTTAGCCTCCTCGGCAATTATCTCACAAGAAATCATAATATATAATATATTTACTATAGAATTTATAATAGTAGTGAGAGGCATCCCTGAAGGATTAGTACCATAAAATTGTACTAAAGCACCAAAAGCATTGGTCAACGGAAAAGAAGAATCTGTGGCAATAGTTGTCATTATATTAATCTCTTCCTCTGAATAACCAGAGTCTTTGGCAAGCCCTATCAGAACTCGAAATGCTCCTAAAATCATGTCGGCTTGCATCCTTTTATCAAAGGACCCGTGATCGCCAGCAATGATCCGGTCAGAGCCAAAGCGGACAATATGTTTATAAAAAACTGTCCAATCTTTACCGTATACGTTGCAACCCATAGCACAACCAAACAAGTGTCTATATTTACCATAGAATAAAGGAATAAAATTTAAATAATACATTCTCATAATAATTGAGAAAAATAATGGGGCAGAATTGAAGATTCTGCATTTATCTTTTAAAACCTTTTCAATAGATATAGGTTCGTCTTTGAAATTCATATCAAAAACTGCTTGAGTAGATTCTAAACGGGCTGCTCTCTCTAGAGCACGGTTAACCTCTGATAACACGTCATCATTCAATGAATAATAAGTATCGTGATCATCGCAAGGTTCTCCCAAAATTAGGTATTTACTCTTTGGACCTCTATGTCCAAAGCCTCCAGATGTTTTTATTGGCAATCTATTTACATAAGATAACCCATCTAAACCATTTACTGCAATATCCAAAGAACAAGGTCTAGGAATTTCAATGTGGTTTTCTTTTATAACATCCTTATAATGGTCAGTTAGGGCTGCAACAGCTCTATCTATACGACCAGGAGGAATGCTAGATTTAACACCCATCTTAGCAATAGTATTTTTAAGGCAAGTTTTAGAATTAACACCTTTTGGACTAACAAAATCTGGTAATATCAT